TACTACGGTATGCTTTCCACATATTACTTTCACTCTGTTTTTGTTTGTTTTGGAGGTCTTTTATCATCGGTAGAAGGAGTTGTAACCTTTTTACAATATCTCCCATTAGGTTGTATTGTAATAGGAAATTCAATAGGTTATCCCTCATCTCCATACCAACAGTTCCTTCATATTCATTGGTAGACCATAAATTCATCTCAAAGTTTAAATCACCCGCAGGGTAATAAACAATATTGAAGACCTTTATTTGTTTTGGATATGAATAACCATGTTCATTGTAGTAATAAATTACATTGTAGATATGTCCGTACTCAACCATCACCCTTTCAATTTGGAAATGAGCATCAGGGTGTGCTACACTATCTACGGTATCACGGAGTAATATACAGGTATCCTTTAAGAACCCCAATAATGTCTGTTTGATAAAGACATCATTGTTTTTTCTTTGTTTCTGTATTTGTTTTATCTCATCACGGAAAGAATTAAAATTTACCATTGGTTATTTATTGAGGTTATGTTTCATTAGAAATTGTTTGTGAACCGATATTGGGTTATTTGGGTCGGTATCATATCCCATTGCTTCTAACATTTCCCTTGAAGTGGTAATGTATATTTCTGGTGTTTTAGATAAGTGTGAACATTTCTTACATCTGTAATTGTAACCATCGGGGGTTCTTTTGTTTCTATTGAAATTTATAATATCAAGTAGTTGATTACATCCATTACATTGTTTTATTTCAACCCCGTCAATTATTATTGACCGAGGCATTCTAATTCAAGGGTTTTGAGGCGTTGTAGACGGAGTAAAAGTTCTTCACCATATTCACAAGTAGGTGTAGGCACTTCAGCCCATCGGTGTCCTAATTTTATCTTGGATATAGCCTTCACCCCGACCTTACCAATTACTCTACTAACGGCAGAGCAATTAACACCTTGTCGTAACAAATGCTTGATAAGCATTACTTCTCTGTAATTTAGTTTTTGTTTAGCCATTTATATTATGTTTTATTAGAAATTGTTGATGTACTGTGAGTTCATTTTTACCAAACTTATAACCCAAGTTCTGAAGAACCTGTTGTGCCCCCAAAAAATCTTCTTTGGTAAGTGGTGATAATTTCAAGTGATTGTCTGTATTATCATCATCTTCATCTTTTTTAGTGAAGTGTATTTTACATCTTGTTTCAATACCAAATTTAGTATCCTTACGCCTATAAAATTCTTTTTCAGGTTTGTATTCACCACAAATACGACAGAAATATACCCAACCTTGTTCGGTCAGCATACGCCTATTTAAGTATTCATCAAATTCACCCATACAAATATAAATATACAAAAGAATTAGAAAAAACCAATAAGAGTATAAAAAAACTTTTTCTATTTACTTTTTTATCTCGTTGGATAAAATTACCTAGAACTACTACTAGAACTAGCATTACAGATGTTATTATCAAAAGTTGAAAAAAATCATTTCTTGATGATAGTAATAAATAAAAGAATTTTTTAGATATAGAACTTATCTAGTACTAGTATAAAAAAAAATATGGATATATTTTTTTTTATTATATTACTAAAACTCATAGAAGAACTAGTAACGCTAGTTCTAGCAAATTTTTTTTCATTATAAACTTTACCTGATAAAAAAAACAAATATATTTATTTGAGTAAAGAATTAAGTTTTAGTAAAAATATACACCCATTTATTTTTATTTATTAGAACCCAATAGAAAAAGTGTAACAACCCAAGGCTATTGGGTTCATCCTTTTAAATAGAAGAGTATATTTATTATATTCAGGGGGTAGTTCATTATTCATACATGCCATTTTTTTTCTACCCCTTTGCCCCGTAGTTTACGCCATTTACTACGGGGTTTTTTTATTTTACATATAGTTTTTTTTTATTATATTTATTTAGTATGAATATCAAGGTAATTACCGATGGTTGGTTCAAGAAAACCAAGCCAGAACAAAGAGATATATTGGAACAACTAAAAAGGGGGTTAGTTACCGATATGGATAATTTGGGAATAGAGTACGACCTTTTATCTCAACAAATAAAAAAACTCGAAGAAAAAGCAGTGGAGTTAGAAGATTATGAAAGTGCTTATGTATTGGGTGAAATAAACAAACAAATAAATAAAGAAAAAAATGGGTGGATGTAATTGTAGCAAAAAAGCAAAGGTACAAAAACTAAATAACTTACAGAGTAAAGAACATCTCAAACTAGCATTTGATATGTACAATGAACTGATAATTGTAAAACCAACGACAGAATATACAGATTTAGATTGGGTTGAGATATTTGCTGTATATAATGGTTTGTATCCAAGTAGTTCAGTTCAACCTACAAAGGAAGATGCTGTAAACAAAATAAAACTGGCTAAAAACCTCTATGAAGCCAAACACTATAAAAGAAGATAAAATGGAAGAAAAAAGAAAAGTAGGTAGACCACCATTGGAACAAACAATGAACCCCGAGTGGTATACCATCATCATCGAAGCGGGAAAGACAGGTAAACATATTACCCATTTTCTAACCGAACTTGGTATTTCTTGGGAAGGACACCACAAATTACTCAAAAGAAACCCTAAATATAATGAAGCCGTCCAAGAGTATCAAAAAACTTGTGAAGAATTTTGGTATAACATGGCACATAAAGCGATGTCAAAAGACGGGGGTGTAGGGTTCAATTCAAGGTTATGGTCTCTTATTGTCCGTAACAAGTTCCCACAACATTGGAGTGAGAGCACAAAGGTCGATGTAACCACACAAGGTCAAGCGATAGACAAACAACCTATCACTATTGAGATTGTAAAAACTAAATTAGAAGAATAAAAATAACAGATATGAAAAAAGAACAAGTATTATCAGTAATTAGACACACACTTACTTTTGTTGGTGGTTTATTGGTTGCTTACAATTTGGTTGACGATCATTTTGTCGGTGAATTTGTAGGTGGTATCCTAACCCTTGTTGGTTTGGTATGGGGTATTGTAGACAAGAAATAATTTATGACAATACAGACCACAAAAGTTTTTGAGGAACTATTACACAGCGATGAAATAAACAAGCGTATTGTAATAGCACAGGGTGGTTCGAGAAGCGGGAAGACCTACAATATCCTTATCTATTGGATAGTGAAACTTTTACAAGAAGAAGGTAAGACACTTTCAATAGTTAGGAAAACCTTACCATCACTAAAAAACTCTGTTCTAAAAGACCTAATGGATGTATTAGAAAAGTTTGGTCTGTATGATCCTATGAAATGGCACAAACAAGAAGGATACTTTCAGTTGGGAACAAACACAATAAACTGGTTCAGTGTTGATGAACCACAAAAGTTAAGGGGTTCCAAAAGGAATTACCTTTATTGTAATGAAGCAAATGAACTCACGATTGAAGATTGGAACCAACTTATTTTTCGCACAAGCGATAAAACTATCCTTGACCTTAACCCTAGTGAATTATCTTGTTGGGTTTATGATTTGGAAAATAGGGATGATAGTTACCTTTTTAAGACAACTTACAAAGACAACCCGTTTGTTGAAAAAAACATTATCAAGGAATTAGAAAACCTCAAAGATAAGGATGAAAACCTCTATCGTATCTACACATTAGGGGAAAGGGGTATAGCAACCACCCTTGTCTTTAATAAGTGGAACACAATAGAGAAAATACCACCATCAGCAAAGTTATTAGGATACGGGGCTGATTTTGGATACAACGATGCGACAACGATAGTGGGGGTATATCAAGATGGTGATAGTTTGTTCCACAAAGAACTATTATATTCAAGGGGTCTTACAACAGCAGACCTTGTACATAAGATGTCCACCCTGAACATAGATAAGACAGATAGTATATGGTGTGATAGTTCACAACCACAGACGATAGAAGAATTGCGTAGAAACAAATTTAACGCCAAGCCAGTAAATAAAAAAAGTATCCTACATGGTATAGATCTTATGAAACAACACTATAATTTTATCACCACCGATAGTAAAAACATTTTATTAGAGTTTGGTAGTTATAAGTGGAAAACAGATAAGGACGGGAAATTATTGGACACTCCCGAAGACAAAGACAACCATACCATCGACAGTATTAGATACTGCGTGGAAATGACCATAGGACATAAACCAAAGAAATTTGTAATAGTATGATAGTTTTACAACTTGACGATAAAAAGATAACGGTAGACCCCCAACTAAAAATATGGCAATACCAAAAACTAAATAAGGGTAATGGTATAACAGGAACCACCACTGACCTACTGGCATTGTATTTAGATATGCCAGCAAAGAAACTAAAAAACCTACCTAAATCACAGGTTGACCTTGTAACAAGTTACATCACCAATAGTATCGAACAGGCTAATCCTAATGAGTTTATCCCTACATTTATTCACGATGGTATTGAATATGGGTTTGAGAATAAGTGGGAAAAGTTAGCATGGGGTGCGTGGCAGGATTTGGAGATATTGAGTAGTGGGGATAATGTAGCAGAGAATATCCACTCTATTATGGCGGTGTTATACAGACCTGTGGTTGGAAGTGATAAGAAGGGTTATATCATACAACCCTATGATAGTGAAACCGTTGCCATTAGAGCAGAGTTATTTAAGGACATACCTGTGAACTATTGGTTTGGATGTGCCAATTTTTTTTTGCTAATAGGAAGGCAGTACATTTCAGGTATAAAGAACTCTTTGGAATTGACGAACAAGTGGAACAAGTGGATGATGAAGGGGTACAAGATACTCCCCAAATGGATCCGAGACAGGCTGCCGCTAGATACTATTTTAATCTCACATATCAAATTAGCGGGGAAGATATAACCAAGTTCCGCCAGATGGAAACCATGAGTGTATATTTAGTATTAAACACTGCTAGTTTGATAAAGGATAGAATTATCAAGGAAAAAGAAGAACAAAAAAAATTAGAACAAATGTATAAGAACAAATGAGACATTATGTAACTTTTCATACCATCCTTGACCTATTGGAAATTTTCCAACAGCAGAGCCCACAACTAAAAACATTTGGTTATGGAAACCTTGTTGATTTTGGAAAAAATACCAGTGGAACTACCGTTGAATACCCCTATATGTTTACGGTTCCACAAAGCGTTTCTTATAATGAAAATACAACTGTATATACCCTAAATGTAATTTTTGCTGATATATTACATCCTGACCTTTCCAATGAAAAAGATGCTGTAAGTGATATGTCATTACAAGCCCGTAGGTTCCTATCCTACATAAAAAGAGGAATAAATACCATACCTGCCCTGTATGATTATATGGATGTGGAACTACCAGCACAAGCCTTACCGTTTATGGAACGGATGGCAGACCATGTTGCTGGTATAGCACTTTCAGTGAATATAACCGTGTTTGAAGATATCAACGCGTGTGATTATTATGAAACCAAATATATCCTTACAGAAAACAACCTAATAATAAACACTGAAGGCAGTATGCGTTTAGTATATGTACCCTAAAAATTATGAGTGATATAAAAATATCCCAATTACCTGAATTTTCAGGAAACCCAGCAGGAACTTATCTTATCATAGATAACGCCAGCGAAACAATAACATACAAAATAAATAGAGAGAACTTTTTGGGTTCATCAGGTACCAGTGGTTCATCGGGAACCAGTGGTTCAAGTGGTAGTTCAGGAAGCAGCGGTTCATCAGGAACTAGCGGTAGTTCAGGCTCAAGTGGTTCATCAGGTTCATCGGGAACTAGTGGTA